TTTCACATGCTCATAGACAAAAGAAGAGATTCCATCGGTATCGAATGGAGCCTCTCTTTGATCATTGACAGTAAAAAAATCACCATCACCACTAACTAGATCTAATCCAGAACCATCACCGACATTTCTCGAAGTACCTTCGACATGGGTTATAGTTACAATCCTTTCGTGCCTTGTTAGGTTTTCGCAGACTATCAGATCATCTCCGGATAAACTAATATCCATATTATCGACACGAATAGTCAGGGGAGAGGACTTAATGACCGTTGCTAATTCAATACCGTTTGGTATTTGCTCCTTAGCTTTGTCTTTTATTAGGTTAATTAGTTTACTTCCCGGCATCTACTCAGCCTCCTGGTAATCGCTAGAAACAACCTCGTCTGTCCAATTTAGCTTAAGATTCATCGTGTGCTGCCCGTTAGTAATGTCGTGATCGTCTGTGTCAACGTAAAAAGTCCCGGTTAAGCCGGTAATAGTTTCCTTCACTTCTATTGCAGTACCAGCCTCAACGCTGTCAATGCCAAGACAATTTAATGATGCTTCTCTTGTTATTTTGCCTAAATCTTTCAGCATATTAGATGCTATCGTTTTTGCTTCTCCAGAAGATATATTTGATTCTTTTTTCATTTCCTGGAGAATTCCGTACTGCTTAATTAAACCGCTGTCTTTAACCTCGGCTAAAACCTCGTCCTTATCTCCGACAATTATAATGCTGTTTTTTGTCTCATTTATATTTTCCGAATACTCAGCGTCAATAAGATTCTGACCTTCGGTGATTAGCCACCTAACGACCTGTTTGCCCTTTTCGATTACATTTAATTTCCCTCGCGACATTTGCAGCATATATTTTTTGCCGTTTCGCTTGGCTGTTTCGGTAAGCGCTATAATAGCCATGTCATACAGGGTTTTGTCTCTAAGAATTAACTTTTCCAACACTATCCCCGTATCTGCCATACTGCCAATAGACACACCGAAATCACTGCACAATTTTTTAATAAATGCCGTTGCTGTAATGCTGCTTAATTTGTAGGTGCTTTTATTCTTAAGGAAATAGATTAAATGATTGTAGGACGTAACGCTGTAGTTACCATCGGTATTTTTGGTTTTATCGAAAACTACAGCACGAATTATTTCACCGTTAATGGTGCTTCTGAGCATCAGCACTGAACCCAGGGGGACTTGATACTTAGGAAGGTAATAATCTCTGCCAGTCGGCAACTCAATACTGAGCTTCCTTGCTGTCTGCCGGATATCGCCGCCCCATTTGATACTCTTAAAAAATTGACTCAAATCGTAACTCTCGCCGCTTTGCAAGACATTAATAAGCTCATAACTCATGGTATCACCAGATACTTACCAACAACGGCAAGCAGTGTGTCTGGATTCGGGCCGATTGCCGTTAAATTTGCGGCGTATATGTCAGACCAAAGCGAACTATCTCCGTACATACGTTTTGATATCACGGAAAGTGTATCGCCACGTTTTACCTTATATTTTTTGGGTGTTTCCTTGGTGCTAGTACGCGAACCGGTAGTATCATCAACCTGTTTGACCTCTATGAATCTATATTCTCTAAGGTTTAGCGTATAATCGACGTTCCTAGTCCCACCTTTTTCCCCATACTCAAAATTTTCAATAGTGCAAGCCATATTTACCGGAGTACCGGTAATTATTAGTCTTATCGGCAGTTTAGTCTTGCGCCATTTTTCAATAATTTCAACGGCATCATACGGCTCAGGGATATCGGAGTAAGCACAGTAAGGTGCGTAGTTGGCCGGGAAGAAAGAAGTTAATTCTATCTCAGCCAGCTTTTCGCCGCCGATTAGGTTTATTTCACCTAAAGCCTCAATATCAACAATGGTATTTTTGTTTCCGGCTAAAACCTTGAATTCACCGGGGTTAACTGGTAGTTGAAATTTTTCTGCAAAGTTGTTGTAGGATAGCCAGAATTCCAATTATGCCACCCCCATATTGGAGGCAACCTGAATGAGTTTATTTTCCACCATGGAAACTATTTGATCTTCAGACATATTAGCTGCGGTGATGTTAAACACAATACTTGGTGCTACATTCTTTGTGCTATTACCCCGGTATTGGTCGGCTTCGGCACGAGTTAAAACGGTTTCGCCACGGTGAAGCAGGGAAGGATAGTTGTCGTAAGGGACGTAGGAAATACCGTAAGCATGTCCTTTAGGCTTAGATCCGCCGCCGATACTCGGTATGTTAGGTATATTTACTAGGGGTATGCTATTTAGGGCATTAATTAAAACATTAATCTTACCAGTAACCCAGTTAACTCCATCAGTAAAAGCAGTTTTTATTATTTCCCAGTGACGCGCAAAACCCTTACCAACGGTATCCCAATTGCGATATGTTTCAACTCCCACAGCTATTAGTAGTCCAAGTAACATAATTATCCAAGTTATTGGGTTTGCTAAAACCGCTGAATTAAACAGCAGAAAAGCTGATGCCAAAAGGCCGACGCCTGTAATTATGGACGGCAGCATTGCTATTAAGATTAAAATAGGACCACCTATCAAAAGAAGCCCAGCCGTTACCGCAGCCGATATTGCTATCGTTGATTGTGTAGATTGCGATAGACCATTAAACCAGTTGACAAGACTACTTAGCTCATCGGCCACCTTTCTAACTGCTGGAGTTAATGCCGTACCAATTGCAATACCCGCACTCTCAGCGGCGCCGGACAACTGATCTATACTACCCTTCAGGTTATCCTGCATGACTTTAGCAGCATCTGCCGAAGCACCGGTAGAGTTTATTAGTGATTGTGTATAATCGTCAAACTTTTCCGATCCAGCACCAAGCAGTACCATCATGCCGCTTACTGCCTCAGTGCCAAAAATTGTGGATAAAGTAGCTGCTTTTTGCGCCTCACTCATGCCCTTCATCCCAACTTGCAACTGACTAATTATATCCTTAAAAGGCTTCATCTGACCTTTACTGTTTACTATTGACACTTTTAACTTATTCAACGACTTTGCTGCTTCTGCTGGTGGGTCGATTAACCGCAACATAGCACCCCTTAGCGTTGTCCCAGCAGTCTCACCCTTAATGCCTGCATTGCCCATAATAACCATAGCAGCAGATAACTCTTCTAGGGAAATTCCTAACTGAGCAGCCACAGGTGCAGCATATTTTAAGCTATACTGCATATCGAGCAAGCCAATAGCACTCATATTTGCTGATTTAGCTAATACGTCAGCAACATGACCTGCCTGAGTAGCCTCTATCTTAAAGGTATTTAAAGCACTGCCCATTACATCGGCAACCAGCGCCATCTCTTCACCTGACGCTGCAGCCGCAGAAAGAACACCAGGCATAGCACCCATAATCTTATTCGCATCCATACCCGAGGCAGCCAGCATTTGCATAGCCTCAGCACTTTCACTAGCACTAAAGGAAGTTGATGAACCTAAATCAATAGCCTGTTTCCTAAGCTTTTGAAATTCCTCACCTACCGCACCAGACAAAGCGGCCACCTTTGACATTTGAGCATCGAAATCCATAGCCGTCTTAACAGACATGCCCAGTCCAGCAGCTATACCCAATCCAGCCATAGTCATTTTCTGTCCCATACTACCTATTTCGTCAAAAAAATTGCCGGGACGCGCTTGATCCATTGCTCTACGAAAGTCTGCTCCCATCCTGCGACTTGCAGCATCGGCGTTACCAAAGTCCCTTATTACTCCGCGCAGTGCCTGTCTAGCATTTCTGAGGGGAGGAGAAAACATATCGCGAATGCGTAGAGCTGCTTCAAGAATCATATTATTTCACCACCCCTCTTTATAAAATGGCAGGAATATTAAAACAAATCAAGAATACGTATAAAAACATTAAAGGAGGTATGTCTATGAAAAAAATTATCTTAACACTCACCATCATTTTAACAATATTTATAATTGGCTGTAGCTCAGAGCAAACATCAAAAGAAGAACTGTCAAAAATCATCGTTACCAACGAAGTGCAAGATATGGTAAACCAAAAAGGGGAACATAAGATAGTTATATGGGTTCTAAATAATAGCGACAAGGATTTTACCGGTCAAATAAAAGTAAGCTCAAAAGATATTGACGGTTCCTCTCTTGGGTTTGACGGATTTTATCCTAAAAACATTAAGCCAAATGAAAAAACATATGGTATTACATGGCTAAAAGTAGCCAGTACACCAAACGTAGAAACCAGTGTTTTAGGTGGCACATTTACCGGCAAATAGCCGGTAAATTATTTTACAGAACGTACGGGCAGTAAATCCCCTTCTTAGTCATCTTGTTTCGTTCCTCAATCTCCAACTCATAGCAAGCCCTGATAAATAATTTTTCTCCCGCCTGCATGTTGTAAATTTCCGAAGGTCTAATACCTTTAGATTTCCAATAGTAATAGCACATTTCGGCTAAACCATCGGATTCTATAAGTTTTTTATCTCTGTCACGGAGTCGGCACCATAACCAGAAAGGCCGGAAATAATGCCGTAAAGATTAGATATTTCCCCCGGCAGAAACAGTTTTAAGATAAGCTCTTTTGGTGTAGGTACGCCGAACTTGTCCATAAGATCCTTATCTTTAAGACTAGGTTCTTTAACTCCGGCCAAAATAGTAAGCAACTGCATCTCATTAACATCAACATTCTGAGCCTTGACGTCAAGGACCATGTCCTGAATTTCCTGCATTTTATCGGGCATTACTGCTTCACAAATAAAAATAACAGGTGATCCAGATAATTCAGAAAGTCTTTTTATTTCTACTGATTTTTCCGGTTTTTTAATTTTACTCCGATCAAGTTTTAATAGCATATCAAGTGTTTGTCCCATAATTAATTACGCCTCCCTCGGCTCAACATTATCTAAATCGTCCCAATCCGTGAACGTAAACGGACATTCAACGGTACCCTTTTGCTTAGCCTCCCAGCCAGCTAGCGTAAGATCATCAAAAGCTGTGTCTTTGATCAGCACCCGCTCAGATCCGTAAGCGGCCGGGTCTTTCAACGCTGATAAAATCTGAAATCTAGGATTAATACCTCTCTTGATGTCATCAGAAATTTTAATCATCATCCGGCTGTTAACCTTGTGGAGTTTTACGCTGCCGGTTCCTTTATAACCCATCATCTTAGTGTCTGTGCCAAGTTTACCGCATACATCAATTTCCTCTTTCGTTATTTCCACTTTTGCGTCAAGGCCGTAACATTCAGAAACCTTATCGCCGTCAAGCCAGAGCTCGCCATGAGTGCCATTCATTATCCTTTCAGCTTGCAATGCCAATCTCTACACCTCCAAAATACTTACAAATTTATATGCAATTGGACATCTTCGATTGCATCAAGCGGTCTCAAAGTAGAAACCAAAAATACCTTGTCCCGGGTATTGGCTTCCTTAATCTCTTGGTCAGTCATATTATCAACGTCCTCACCGATGCTTTTAAGATACGTTTTTTGTGCTGGCAGGTTAATTCCGCATTTATTTTTACCAGGATCTAATACCCGTTCCTGCTCCAGTACCTCATAGTAGGCATTGATAGCCGCAATTAGCAACAACTTGTTTTCATAGCTGTTCTGGTACGCCCCGATATAAACATCCTCAATAGTGGACTTAACATCGGTATAAACCATATCTAAGATGCGGACTAGCTTGATTTTTTTCCAGTCCGATCCTTTATCCTCGGTCGTAGTAACCAACGATGTTACGCCACGGGCTATTTTTACCTTTTCGCCATCGTGGTATAATATTAACTTACCATCATCAATTTTATCATCGGCCTGCGCTTTAGTCAGATGCGGAACATCTATTACCTCTGTCAGTACCCGGTAAGTAGGTGCTACCGTCAGAGGCAAACCTGCAATAAGCCCAGCGATCCTTGCAGAATACTGACTTGCGGTAAAAATGTCAACATCGCCCTCCCTAAACACATCAAGCGAATATATAGAATTTGCATCAACAGTAACATTTCCCGCCACAGCAGATCCATCTTCAACCATAAAGTTAATAATCCCCTCGTGATCGGCTTCATTGCCGGGTAAAACAAACATGATCTTTCTTTCATTGTTGTCACGCATACCCTTTACCCATGTCGCAATGGTGCCTACATCAGGAGCAGCAATACCCGGAATACAGCCAATATTCCATAAAATAGTTTCTAGGTAAATCAGCGCATCGGTGTAATTTGCGGCATCGGAAGCCAGGATAATAACCTTAACCTCTTTTGGTGTACCAGCAAATGCCTCTTGGAGATATGTCTGATTTGTAGCACTCAAGGTTTCCGGTATATCGGCTATGTCAGTTAGTGTGAGCGCTGTCAAAGCAACTACAGAGGCATCTTTTAATACTACTGCCAATGTTCCGACTGTTCCACGACCAATAGCTGCAATGGCCTTAGATTGAAAAATAATTGTTACGCTTGGGAGTCCCATAACACCCCTCCTAATTAAGATTAAGATATTTGTACGGTGTCGTATGAATAGGATTGTACTACCGGACTATCCATGTTTTGTATGTGCTGAATGTCCTGCATAAGGTCATAGGTTTCGTCTTCGCGCGTCCATTCTGCTTCAAGTCGGACCGTCACATAAACCTCGTTATCCCGTGGCCCACCTTCGCAACCAATAATATTATAAATAACACCATCACCTACAATAGTCATGGCATCCATGAGTGCTGTTTTAAGTGTGTCCGCAACGGAAAACTGACTGATTGGGTCAGGCACGGTGCCTGAGTTTTCATTAGGAGCAAAATAAACGATCTGCCAAGTGGTCTTAGACAAATACATTTTTTTACAAAGATGTTCCTCTGAGGCGGTAACGAACTGCACAAAAAAACTGGGTCGCTTAAACCCAGCGGGTACGGTATTCATATAAGTCCTGGTTATGGTTGGGAATTTAGTTTTCAGTAAACTGCGAATTGCATTGAGACTACTACCTAACATTCATTCCCAACTCCCTTCCGACGCGGTGGACAAATTCTTTCAGTAGTTCTGGAAGTTCCTCTTCGGTTTGTTCTAGGGCTTTTCTGAGGTAGTGCTTGCCTTCAATGAAACCGTGACCATTAGGCCCCACATGTCCCTCTTCAACCATTTTGGCGTAGAATTTGTTGCTATACACAATAACCGTGTCTTTGCCTCGCATTTTAACACGGTATGATTTTCTAAGTTCTCCACTAACCCTCGGTGTCAACCTTCTTACGTATTTTCTTAGCAGATTACCGGCCTTTCGCACCATTTTACGGTATTCCCTGGGCGCTGTATCACGGATAACCCGGAGCAATTCCCTTTCCCACATATTCAAATCCATTAATCGAACACCTCAACGCACATAAGGTGCATTTCTTTATGCTGCTCTTTAACATCTATCACCGACTTAATATTAAATATCCTGGCACCATAAACTACCCTCATTGAGTTAGTTATTCCAGGGTAATACCAAGTTTTTATTCTTACGCTAAGTTCTGAGTTAGTATTTTGCAATAACACAAACTCCCTACCGCTGATTGGTTCAACTGAGGCAAAGATAGCAGCAAAGTTTTGCCATTCAATGCTTGGAGTGTTATTTTCTCCTTCAATCTCGACTGACTTCTGGATTGTTATTGCGTGTGGTAGTCTTTTAAATATACACTCACCACCTTTAAAATAGCGACCGTCAGGGATAACCTGACGGTATTTTTTTGTCCTTCCGGGCCTGGCTCATTATCCAACTAACGCACCTTCGTTAGTTTGTTAACTTAATTTTAGTACAGCATAACCGTAATCATTTATAATACTAAATGTGACACCACCACAATCGACAATATCAGAATGGAGTGTAAAATTTTCACTATCAATGATTGTTATTGATTTACCAATATCATCAGGTAGTTTGACATTTCCATAACTTATAGAAGCGTGATAATCAATATAAATATAAGTATCTTTCTTATCTCGCACAACATTAAAATTTGTAGCATTTCCAATATCATAGGGTGATATATAATTCCTATAACCCATAAATGTCTTATAGTCACCTGCATTTAACGTAATCCCGGTCATTGCAACAGGATAACTTTTTTTGGTACTTCTCATATCCCAACCTTGTGACATGGCAGCTCTATCCTCGTTTTTTGTATTTGATTTGTCAATTAAATACCCCATTGTATAACCAGTCTTAAGATTACCGCCACTATCATACATAAGGTCAATATATCTGTTGGGTGGTTTTGTTGGGTCAATATAATCCTCTGGATAAAAATAGGTACTTGTAGTATAAGAAGTCATGTCTACGATATTTTTAAAATCTATACCACCTTTAATAGCAACATTGGGCATGTATCTTTTTACCGTATATCCATCCAATGATATAATAACGGATTGTAAAAACCCACAATTCAAGACAGATAGTTTCCTCAAGGCTCTAAAACTATGAGAAATAAAGCATTTACCACCTCTTGTAAACGTGTACGAGACAGCCAATCTTACTACACCTGCAATCTGGTCGTTAATATAACTTTGGCCAATATTTGACTGGGCATAATCAATAATAGCTTTATAGTCCATAACATTATAAGATTCAAGCACTTGTAATTCTTTGCCTACATATGTTCCATCTTTATCTATTTTTTTACCATCTAATAAATACTCAACTGATATATTATTAACAGACGGATGAAGTTGTGGTGTTGTATCAAAAATAGTTACAACTACTGCCGTTGTATGTGTCGCACCGCTGACATGGGTTAAGTTTGCTGCTACAGGAGTAATAGCACTTGAAGATACAATACCATCCGTTTCTGTATAAGGACAACCAAAAAGCAGTATATTGCTATTATCTTTATGGAAAGCTAATAAAGTGTATATTGTAGTCCCATCAGTCCATATTGAGCCTAAATCAGCAGTTGTTTTATCGTGACCCATCATAATAATACTTATAATGCAAGGATACCCATGATTTGCACCCACGGCTGTAAAAGTACGTATTGGTGTAATATCATCAGAAGTAGCATGTATAATATCACTATTTAATTTAGTTTGTAAAAATCTAAATGTTCCATTATTTGAACCATTCCTAGATGTTTCGATGCTAATTCTACTAACTTCGTCAAAGTCACTGATAATAGTAAACAATTCACCGTTTTTCTCAACTACAATATCGGATAATGCTAATCCCTTTATACCTATAGCAGGGACTTGCACTATATCGCTTAATCCAGGTACTACTGCGTAAGGCTCGTAATATGTCTGTTTATTGCCAACTTCAACCTGGGATAAGGATACCATTCCTACTTCAAACGTCAATCTCATATACCCGTCCGCTGGTGCTGTTACTGTGGTAGCAATTATAGGGGAATAACTACTACCAGAAATATAGTTTTTATTTGTATCATAAAAAGCCATTTTTTTACAACGAGTAGTGGCGTAAGTCACACCTGCTACTACCGGGATAAAATCACTTGTATCATAAGTAGCAAAAGCGACTAAATTACCGTTGGACTCATTTACATAATAACCTATATTACGTGCATTAAGATTAAATAGGTTTTTACCTTTTTTATCTTGTGCAATTGCGTTAATTTTAAATAGAGCGTTTTTTGCATAAATCATCTATGCCACCACCTTGCCTTTAACAGTTACGTTACCACCAGCAACGGCAGACACTCTACACCTAAACCATAATCCGGCAACTCCCTCAAATACCCAAATTTCGTATTTATTTGAAGTTTGTGTTTCTAATGCGGAGTCTAGTAATCTCATCCCTTGAATGAGGGAGTATGTTCCGTTTTCTGTGTCACACACTTCAAATATTAGGGTTCTTGATGTAGACGTACCTGATATTTCAGTTATTTTAAAGGTATCATTGCTTTCCATGTAAATTGAATTACCATTACCAACCGCTGAGACAGCATCTTGCAGGGTTGCTACTTCCCCAACTTTTCTACCAGTTAGTTGGGCATCAACTTTAGTCCTGCCATCATCTGTGCCTTTCTGAAAAATGAAAAGACCGCCCTCTGTCTTAATGACATTAGCGGATAGCATCAACCATTCATCAAGGTTACTATCATAGATCGCAGGTGTACGAATACTGCGTAGGGATAAATTTAAATCTTTTGGATACTTTGTTCCAGCTGGCATTTATTTTCACCACCAAAATATATTTTTATCTATCAAGGCATACTCACCGCCTTCAACTGGCACATTATAATATCAAAAGCGGGGCTAAATTTTACTTCCCCGCTTGTTAGGTTCCATAGGTCATTCACGCCCACCGTCAGGCAGACTATGCCTAAATCAGTTTCAACTTGCTCCAAAGATACCCCGCCGTTGATAATATATCCTTTAGTAGCCAGCACTTTAGGTAAGATAGTGCTATCTGTATGTTCACCAGACAAACCCAAACCGGCTTTTACTTTTTCAAGCAGCTCAGTGTCTGTCATTTTTTTACACCACCAGGTAGACATCTACTGCTTTACCGTTTAACGCACTGTTAAGGTCAATAGTGTTGCTTTCCAATGCCGTTGTGCTGGTCGTTACCGTGGGCTCAGTGGTTTCCTTGGCGTTATCCAAAAAAGTCATGCCCGGGATAACTGTGTTGCGTGCTAGCTGGTACGGTAGGCCAAGCTTATCGTTCCAGCCTACTGAAACGGTGTCATAGGGTACGCCGGCCGTAGTGTTTGCTGATGTGGCCGCTGTGGTTACGCCCTCACTAGCTCCTTCACCGGTGCCATCATCAATTGCAATATTTAGTGTGGCATCATTGGCGGCAGGTGTTTTTGCTGTCAAAATAACTTTATCCGTTGCACCAGATACAGTAAAATGTTCTGCAATATCAGCATCAGCGGCCAAAGCAGTCCTGATTGCCAGTGCAATTGCTGCAGCGTTGTCGTTTAGTGCAACCGGTACATCAACGACAATATTCTCCTCAAACAGTACAGAGGTTACAGTTACTGCAGCATTTCCTGCCGTAGTCACAGTACCGGCTGCTGTGGCCGTTTCCACCTGGGCCACCGGCGTATGAACCTGTACTGGCAAAGTAACGCTGGTTACAGTTTTAAACGCTTTAGCGCCATGTACCGTTGTGGTGCCGTTCAGCGCAATTGTTTCTGTTATTGTTTCTCTGGCATAGTTAGTACCTGTAATCACTACATTGCCGGTTATGCCGGACACGTTTCCGACAATAGATAGCGCCCTCGGGACTGCCGGGTTAGTTAACCCGGTTGTTATTGTCTGCACTGCTGCGCCAAGGTTGGTCGCGGCTAGTACACCTGCTGCGCTTGCCGCTACTGCTTTAGCTGCAGGTACCTGAAAATGAGCTATGAAGCCTTGGTCAACTGATACGCCTGTATCTGTGCTTAGTTTTTTTCCTGTTCTGATGAGTGGTTGCATGTCTTACCTCCTTAATCAAAAGCTAGCTGACTTAACATTGTATTTAAGGCGGGAGAGAATTTAATCTCACCGCCTCCAGAATTCCATAAATCAGTAACAAGCATAACTATAACTCCAACAGCCAAATCGTCTTCCATGACTGTATCGGAAACACCGGCACGCTTCATGTAAGACTTGGCTGTAAGTATTTTTGGCATTAACGCACCATCAAAGTCAGTGCTGTCAACTTGCATTCCAAAGCTTTTCTTACACTCAGCTAAAAGTTCTTCATTGGTCAATCAGACCACATCCTTACGCGCCTTTCTTGATAATTACAACGCCATTCGGGTCAATAAGTTTGCCGTCGCAAATCAGGATCGCCTTATCCACATACTCGTTGGTATCGTGATCCAAATACCGGAACATGGTCATCTGCATGTTACTGTTGAAGCCATAGTTTCTGAGGTTGCAGTACACAGCAACAACGTCATCCTCAGCAGCATCGTCATAGGGAGCAATTACATCATCCTCGACAAGGATAACTTCTTTGCCGCCAAAACGCTCCTGAGCCCCTTCGGTGATGCCGTAGTTAATGCGTCCAATAGGCTGACCATTGGCATCCACCATGCCATCAATATAGCTCTCAAATGTCCCGGAGGCCATCAAGAAAGCTGCGCCGGCCTTATAGGACAACGGCATTTTTGCAAATACACCTTTTTTCCAACCCTGCCAAGATGCAAATTCATCCACTGTCATGGTTACGATCTGTGTTACCGGAACTCTCGGATCAACTGTTACACCCAAAGCCTTGCCAATTCCGTCTCCGCTGATAACAGCTAAGTCAACAGCTTTTACCATAGCCTCAGCGATAAGGTCAATGATAACAGTCTCAAAACCGGTAAGGGTTACAGTGTCAGCAAGCAGCGAAGTAGCCACCTTACACTCCAAGCCATAGTAAGCAAATGTTACACTGGTATTTGCAGTAACCTTCTTCTTCTCAGAAGGAGTGCTTTCACCAATCCAGGTAGCAGTAGGCTTCAGGGACAGGATTGGAACCGTCACGCCACCTTTGATGTTAAGCTTTCTTACCCGGCTAAATACCTGGCCGTAGACAGTTACTTTTTTAATAACTTCGTTCAGGATGGTGCTGGGAATAACTGCGCTAACATCAGTAGTCGTAGTCATCGCATCGGCCCTGAGCTCAGGAGTTATCTGACCAGTCTTGGCAAATTTCATAAAAGCGGTCCGGTATTCAAGAGTAGCATACGGGTCTTCCGGCTCTACTGCTCTTTGCTGTTGACCAGGAACTCCACCCAATCCATAGCTACCTAATATGGCAGCCTTACCAACCGGAACAGCAGGGATGCCTCTTTGTTCCCCATTAGGATTCTCTTGACCTCTCTGTCCTTCATTTCCGGCAGGATTTTGTTCATCATCATCCGGCATAGCATCAGTAATGCTGCGAAGCTCTGAAATTTCGTCATTCAATAATTCAAGCTCGCTATTAATACTACGAAGTTCGGCAATATCCTCGGTGGCATTAGACCTTGTTACCAGCTCGGCTTTGCGGGCCGCTTTTTTAGCCAGCAGTGCAAGTAGTTTCTTTTTATTCATTTTTAGTTACCCGCCTTTGCAAGAATTTGTGTTCTTAATTTAAGTATTTCTAACTCGTTTCGGGAGTTATCCAACCCCTGCTTTGACCGGGCATTCTCCAATGCCAGTTTATCCACGCTGTCCAGCGTTTCATCACGAGCCATTATGTTTGTCTCATCGTACTGAGGAGACCATAAAGCTGATATTTCATAGATTTTTTCAAACTTAATGACTTCCCTGGTCGGCAAATCCGTGTCAACGTTAAGCCACTTTTCTTCTCTGACCGTGAAGGAAAATGACATACCGGTAACGTCTTGCCTTTTCACTGCCGAATACAAGGACTTTGCTTCTGCATTATTTTCGATATCCAACTTAGCTCGAAAACTTAAACCCCTATCATCAACAGTGAGCTGCATTGTGGAGTTGACATTGTTATTGCGACTTCTAGCTAAAGGTATTGCTCGCCCTTGGTGGTGAATAAAAAGAGGAACGTCCTTTAAGTCAGCTCCATCGAGTGCCCCACGTTTAATTATTTCTTCAAACCAGCCGCCAACATTAGTCCTAACTTCATAGGGAATAACAAAGCCTTCAATCATTGCCCCAGGTTCTTCTGCAGTAGGTTCTAGGGCTCTAATTTCCTGTATCTCAAAGTATCTTTTAAGTTTATCGTCTCTTTTTTCTTTAGGCTTAGGTATTGGTGCCACCTCCCATTACTCGAGCAAGTCATAAATATAACTAACCTCGTCATCCTTTTCTTTATTTAAGGTAAATCCAAGTTTCTCGGCCAACTTCCTGGACGCATCATTTCCGGGTGTAGTTATCCAATACATCTTTTCAACACCAAGATCAGGAGCTTTTTTTATAGCCTTTTTAATGAGTTTTTCGGCATATCCTTTACCCCTATAATCAGAATTGACGGCAACATTAAGATGACCTTTTTTACCCGTTATCCTATTTTCCAAAAAAGCTACTGTTTTGTCGCCGTCCATTTTAAAATCTCTATACTGAGCATCGTCATAAAAATAGCGCGGGCCTAACTCTTTTTTCTCCGCCTTTGTTAGTGATTTTATAACTTGCCTGACTTTGTCCAACTCATCGCTGTTCTTAGATCTAATATAAGACTGCGACCTACTGCCACCAGCTGAGTCATTCGTTGAATTTATTTGCGGCGCGTTAGCCCGCGTCATCTGATACTCATTAGCGATCTGAGTGTCTACATAATTTAAAGACATTGTTCTTCTGCTACCCGTACCATCTTCTAGTGGTGGATAACCAATAATAGCTAATTTTTGATCATCCGTAAGAAGTCCCTGCGCTCCTGCCGATTCAAGCAATTTAAGCTTGGACGCTGTGGATAAATACATCATGTTTTTAAAATACATCACTATCTCATTACCCATATCAAGCTCACGAGTAGTAAAAACTCCTACCGAAAAAGCTTGATGCGCGCCAATTAATATAGGCTCCAGTGTTTTCTCATAGAACGCTTGATACTGTTCGTCCGTATAGTCACCTGAGAGAATAGGCAACGATACACCCATATACCGTAGAATCTTATTGTCCAAGAATTCCATTGTGTCTTTGTCGATAAGTTTTGGGTCTACCGTTATTGGCGTATATTCTGATTTTAAGTCAAGTGGCAATATACTAGATGCACCAGATTCAAGTGCAGCCTCAAATCTATCACGTTCTTTTTGCATCCTATCACCATCAAGCATGGTGTTAATTTTCATAACACCCCTAACCGACAGGCTTGTTTTTATCGCTTTACCAATACCCTGTAATACTGTGTCGTTTATTTCTAAAACTTTTAATAAAGCGGCATTATCCGGTTGACCAGTTAATCCTCCACCCATAACATCGTTGACGCTATATTTCTTACGAAGGTGAATAACATCGGAATAAGCAAGCGTAAAGTTCTGACCACTATTAAAGTAAAATTTTACAAATAGAGCATTGCTTTCGTCCTGAAGAAAATCAACCTGTGTCGGATTGAGCGGGTAAAATCCAGTATAGTAACGTGTATAGCCGCCCCGTTTATCTGGTATTAAATCGTATGTCGGATAAATAAAGCAGTTATAATTCATATACAAAAGCCATGTTATCTTTTCAAGAAAATCTTTTGTAGTCATTAATTCGTTAGGCTTAAATTTAAACAACCGGTTAATACTACTATTTACGGTTGTCTGTATCCCTTTTGCTGTCCTTATGTGTCTCGGTTGCAACTTACTTATCTCGGAAGCAATACAATCTATACACATTTGCACCACATCAGAGGCATAAATGTTAGTGCCGAACTGACTAAATATAGGAGCGTAACCGTTCATCATCTTAGCGTACTGATATTGCTTATTGTCTTTCTTGCCAAATAAACTTTTTACTGTACTTATAAATCCCAATTCATCACCTCGATTTACGCCTGCCGTTTAACTAACTCTAAAAATTCTGTGCGGTTATCAATGTAAATTCGATAGGCTATAATTATCGTTACAGCACCGTCAATTTTCTTTTCTTCTTGCCCTTGTATTTTAACCGGCATAATTTCTTCTTTTGAATTTATGTTAAGTGCTGTATTCTCGAGACACCAGCGGTCAATAGGATTATTGTTATAGACTATCAATTTACTTCCTAAATCTTTTTCAACAAGCTTCATCGGTTCAGACATACTACCAAATTCTTGTGATACGCGCTTACATTCAAACCCATATTCATCCATTTCCTTAGACCAGTAAACGGCAGACCATTTATCGTAGCCGGTTATAAAAGTCTTTATGCCGAAATCTTTGTATAGACTTACATACCATGCCGTAACTAGACTAAAATCATTTTCGTTGCCTGGAGAAACAGTGATTAACCCCTGTCTTATCCATTCCTTAAATTTAGGCAGATCCTCTTTAGGTAAATTGTCAAGTTTTGATTCCGGAATAAAATATTGCTGGTAAAAATATTTTTTATTGCTCCGATGCTTCATCAACATAATCCTTGAACTGGCTAAGTCACTTGTTTTCGAAAGATCTGCGGCACCTATAGCAAAACAATTTCTAAATTCTTCAATTTCAAAGGTTTCGTTATTTATTGTGTCTTCCGGCATCAACCAAGCGGAGGCATTGTTTTGTTTTATATTAAAATCCTTTGCCAGTACAAACGCCCTTGTTGATTTGCTTGTTTTGGCTTCTTCGACCATACCCCGGAGATAACCCCAGCGCTTTATCGTACCGAGGCCCGGGTTACTTTTTACCCAAGTCTTTTCATCCTGCCAGACCTCGGCCTCGCTGTCCTGCGTATAAAGCCATATTAACCAGCGGGGGCGCTCAAGCTCTCCGTTTAGTACCTGCCTGGCTTCCTTCAACCTTCCGTCAAGGTATCCGTCGTTAGTAAAGCCCTCGGTTGTGATTTCGCCATAGATAGGTTCTTCCTGGGTGCTTAGTGCTTGGCGTATCGGCATGATTGACCTATCATCTTTAAGCTCATGAACTTCATCAACTGAACCAACGCCAATGTTCTTACCTTCTTTGGCCCCCGTCTTAGCTGATATTTTTCTTATATTGCCTTTATTTTTATAGCTGAACTTACCGGTACTTTTAGGTTTTTTGGGATTACCGAAAAAAATACCTTTGATATTTTTACGTGTTACCTTACTTAGTGCCGGACTTTGTTCGCGCATCGCGTCAATAGCCTGGAACATGAGATCCGCTTGTTCGTAATCGTTGCTAGAACAAAGTATTTTTAATCCTAATGGGCCACAGAAGAATTCTGCCAGATCCTGAGCTGACACAAAAGGCGTTTTGCCGTTTTTGCGACCAATTAAAAGTATGAAATCCTGGTACATTCTAACTAAACGATTAAATTCTTCGTCGAAAATCTGAAAAATATAAAAAGCCTCAATAAAGGCTTTTTGAAACAACATCATGATAAACGGTTTTCCTGCAAAGGGTGCCTCAAAGTGCTTGCATTTCGTTTCGATGAATTTGATCCGCTTGTGTGCAGGCGTGAAATCTATTGTTATGTCAGGATTATTGAAATGAGTTAGCAGGATATCAAGTTGCTGTATAATCTCATGGCCTACAACTATTTCACCTGATTTACACTTATGAATATACTCAAGCAGGTGCGAGTGGGTGCCGTTGTAACTATCCATTACTTGAAGCCTTTAGCATATGCCATGCGCATTGTATTGGGCAGTTTGCTGCAGCTAACAAAATTATACTTTCTGTACTTACTTTCCATTTTCAAGGCTACTTTTAGCAATTTAGAACTTTTTAACCTATCACTAATCTCAACTGCCCATATCGCCAGCCCAAAAGCCTGATCATTGTAAAATTTATGGTTTTCCATGCTTGTCACCTACTCAAACTCATCCAGTTCGTCATCTTCTTCAATCACGCCCTTGGCCAGTACGCCGTTTAAGGCCTTAATCACCACAGCATACGAATTTACATTTTTAAGGTACTGCTTCGCTGCTTCGGTAGGCTTTTGTATCGCTGGATGGTCCGGATGAATCTTTACCATACCCGTCACAGATATCGATTTTTTAAGCTCCCAGTTTTCGGCCAGCAAAAATGCCGCGTCCTCTATAAGCCCGGCAACCAGTCCGGCTTTAGCGGGTTCCACATCCTTGAATATCTCAGTCAACTTCGCCAGTTCTCCGGCATACACATCTTGTTTTGTCATTTCTCAAAAACCCTCCGGCGATTTTCAAAATTTAAGGTGTGTGTCACGATGAGG